TGATGTCACCAACGACCGGCTGCGCGATCTGGGTAATCGGCAGCATGAAGGTGTTGGTCGCGACGACGAAGCTGCCCCCGTTCACCTCCAAGTCGCCAGTCGGGCGGTTCCAAATTGCCGAGAACCCACCGACGCCGTTGTAACGGATCGCTTCGCCGTGTTCATCCGGATCGAAAAACACGTCGAGGTCGTCGGCGAAGTTCATCGGCACAGGTTTAGCCCTTGTGCACGTCGACGAGCTCGATGCCGCCGCTGGTCACCAGGCCTGCGAGCGCGTCGGTGTCGAGCGAGTGCTTCTTCGCCACCGCATCGGTGATAAATTCTCCCGGCGCGATGACATCGCTCGGCTTCTTGCCGGTGACCAGTTCGTGGACAGCGCGCGCCATCTTGACGATCGTCGGGGTTTTGTCCGCCTGAGCGGGAGGGTTATCGGCCATCGTGGCATCCTATTCGAGAGGTGGGGGCGCGGATCCCTTCGCGCCTGGTGCCGGCGGCCTGAGCCCCCGGCAGGGGATCAGGCGACCGTAATGCAGGCGGTCGCGTTGGGGCGCTTCGGCACGAAGATCGGTGCCGACTGCGTCATGAGATACTCGCCCGCCGGGTTCTCTTCGATCCAGTTCTTCGAGAAGAGTCGGGTTGCGCCGTAGTTGTTGCGCGGGTCGAGAATTGCCCCGTAGCAGGGCGTACCCTCATACGTGCCGGGGGCGCCGATGATGACAGTATTCGGCGGCAGCAGCTTCTTGATTGTGCCGTCAACGTCCTCATAGGTGTCGTTGTAGACGTAGAGCTCGACCGTACCGATGCGGCCCATGAATACCGGCGAGCCAGGAACGCCCGGCTTGAAACCGAGATCGATAGCGCTGGTGTTGCCCTGATACGTGGTGTCGAGCTTGTCCTTGAGGTTGGGATCGGCCTTGAACGGCGCCCACGCCCCCTTTTCGAACACGACGTGGCTTGGCGCCGCGCCGCATTCCTCAGCGACTTCCTGGATCCAGCCCTCGAGGTCGTTGACCGGCGATACTCCGACCTGGCCCCAGCGTGCGCCGCCGATCAGCGTCTTGGTCAGCGAAGCCTTGCGGCCGAAGTTCACCACAGCGCGCGGATACTCGATGCCCTCGATGATGACGCCGCCGGTGCGGACGATCTCCGACGCCATGACCTCTTCACGACGTTCGATCTTCGTCTTGTGAGCTGCAAGGTAGTCGACGAACGCGAGGTCGCGGCGTTGCTGCAGCGTGAATTCGCCGCCGATGGGCTCGCCGGGGCGGCGGCGGCCGAGCTTGTGCGCATCGATGCGGTCGAGCGGCTTGATGTAGCCCGGCGCGAAGCGGTCCGTCTGGAACGGACGGTCCTGGCCGGGCGTGCCCTTGGCGTAGGGGCTGACCCAGGGCGCGATGCGCTTGTCGTCGAACACGCGGTCGAACATGACCTCCGGCGTATCGAACTCGAGCGGGGTGGCACCGAAGAAGAGGGTGCGCAGGAAGTTACCCTGGGTCGCGAGCGGCGTGATGATGCCGATCAGCGCGGTGGTCGAATAGAGAAGAGGATCCATGGCCGGGCCTTTCCGAAGATGGGGAAGGACGGCCCGACCATTATCGGACCGCCAGAGGGTGGTTGATGGGTGGCGTCAGCCTTCGAAGGTGATGCCGATATCGCGGAGTCCTGCACGGATGCTCGCGAGCGTGTGCCCGGCGCCGAGCACCAGTTGCGAACCGATCAGGTCGCCCGTCTCGATGGCCATGGCCTCGACGTCACCCCCGGTTGCGTCGACCGTGTACGCCAACACGTACTGGGGCTTCTGGCTGCCGTCTGCGGCGGCGGCGGCCGAAAGGATCGCCTTCTTGCTGGCATCGACGATGCCGAGCACGGCGCCGATCGGGTAGACGGCGCCGGCCAGCAGCGTGACCTTCTTGGTATTCGGGGCGCCCGACCGGATCAGTGTGACCATGGCGGTCGACTGGGTCGAGGCGAAGCTTGCGCGAGAGTACATGGCGCTGTTCCTTGTGCTTGGGGTGGCCCTCAGGCCGCGGTCGATCGAGCGGCTGAATTCAGCCGGCGGGCTTCAGGTGGCGGGCGGCGGAGATGCCGACGGATGCAGCGAGCGCGAGAATGCCGCTCGCCTGCTCGGCGCCGGTCTTTGCCTTGCCCTTCGGGGCACCCGTGCCGGCGACCGGCAGCTGATCCTTCTGGACGGCACCGTCTCGCAGATCGTCGATCGAAGCGCCGCGCTTCTTCGACGCGGTGGCAAGGCCGATCGCGAAAGCGCCGGCGTCCTGGCCGCTCTCGATCGCGGTGCGGAGCGGCGTTGCCAAGATGCTTGACGGGCAGAGGTCTGCCAGCGCGAGGATCCGTGCGCGCTCTGCGCTTACGGAAACAATGGCGGGATCGGTCTCGGCATCATCCGTCGGGCCAGCGGCTTCGGCAGTGGCGATCTTGCCCTTGAGCTCGGCAAGCTCTTTCTCGTCGGCGGCATTGGCCGCTTCCTCGTCCGCGTTCATCTCACGGTTCCCCGTGATCGCGGTGTTGATGCGGGCTTCCATGCGCGTGGCGACCGCACGCGCCTGAGCACGAAGTGCTTCGAGGTCCATAATATGCTCCGTTGGTTGGTGCGGGCACTCGCGGCCCAAGGTTTCGCCCGATGATCGGACAGAAATTTAGAAGGCGGCGGCCATTGCGGCTGCGCGCTTGCGCATCAGCGCTAGGCGCGCGCGGCTCGAGCTGACCTTCGCAACGACATCGCGTAGCGTCATTACGCCATCAGTGACGCCGGCGGCGGCGGCGCGAGCGGAAGAGAAGACCCGGCCTGCGCCATGGACGCCCGGCACCGCCGAAGCGTCGAGACCGCGTCCCCGCGCGATCGCGGCGATGAAAGCCTGGTTCATCTCGTCGATCTCGGCTTGCATCTCCGCACGATCTTCATCGGTCAGCGGGGCATAGGGGCTCCCAGCGATCTTCTCAGGATCGGAAGCGATCAGCGTCGTCTTCATCCCGATCTTCTCTTCGAAGCCCGACATATCGACGTGGCCGCCGCGAACGCCGACCGAGCCAACACCGCCACTGGTCGTCGCATAATACGCAGACGCCTGTGTGCAGATCCAATGCGAAGCCGAATAGGAATATGGGCTCGCAACAGCGATCACCGGCTTGCTCTGGCGAACCTCATAGACTGCGTCGCCGGCTTCGGCCGTGCCGTAGACCAGGCCACCTGGGCTCATCGCAGCGATGATGATCGCGCCGACCGAGGTATCCGATCCCGCCTCGCGGATCTGGTTAGCGAATCGCTCCGTTGATGTCCCGCCGTAGCTGCCTTTCGGCGAGAGTGGGCCGTTCAAAGGGATGATGACCGTCGCGCCATCGCGGACGGGATCAACCGGCTTCGCTACTGCCGCGCCGCCGCCGAATGCCGCTAGCGCCTTGAAGGCGTCGGGCAGCATGGCGTCGAGCGACCCGCGCTTGAGCAGATCGCCGAGCGCGTCGGGATGCATCGCCCACAGGGTGCGAGCGCCAAAGGTCTCAAGCATCCTTCACGTCCTCTTTCTTCTTGGGCGGCGCGACTTCGTTGCCGTCGTCAACGTTGCCCGCTGGCGTGCCAGGGGAGACTGAAACGGGAAGCCGCTCGTCGAGCCAGGCGCGGTGCTCGCGGCCGCGCCGCCGGATATTCTCGCGGAAGCTGCCGCCGGTTAGCTCAGCGGTGATATCTTCACCGGTCTGCCAGCCGTTATCCTGGCGGATCTTGTAGCCATTGGCCTCTTGCGCGATGTTGAGAGCAATCTTGCCATCGCCACGCCAGTCGACACCGGTCCACGCAGCGCGGATCGCGAGGTCGCGGAAGAAGCCGGGCATGGCGTAATCGCCGCGCGCGACTTTCTCGGCGATGAAGCAGATGTACGTCGGCACGCACCAGTCGCCACCAAACCACGCACGCTCGGCGCGGATATCTAGGTACATCGTTTCCAGCTCTGCCTTGCTGGCGGTGTAGCTTGAATTGAACATCAGCATCAGGATGCCGGCAGGCACGCCGATCGCGGCGCCGATTTGCTCCACGATGGCGCGGAAGAACGGATTGAACGCGGAATTCGGCCGCCCGGGCGACTTGATTTCGACCTCGGCTTCGCTGTCGATCTCCATGACGGAGCCCGACTCAAACTTGTACTGGTTGGCGGGCGCCGGGATGTCATACCCGCCGCCGGCGCCTTCCGACGCCTCGACCGCGCCTTCCTCGTCGCCATAGTCGGGCTCGGGCATCGGCGTGGCGCCAGGAGATTTGTAGACCACGGCAATCATCGCCGACATGACCGAGGCGAACAGTTCGGCATCGCTCAGGTCGGAGACCATCTTGAGTGGCTCGAGGACGGTCGCGAGCATTCCGACGCCGCGAACCTGCTCGGCGCGTTCTTTTTTGTAGACGTGCACGACGCGCGGCAGATGCAGCGCGGTATCCCATGCTTCGATCCGCTCCGGCACCATGGCGGCGGAGCTGATCAGCTGCAGATCTCCAGGATGCTGCTTGAGGATGTGATAGGCCACCGGGTTCCAGTGGCTATCGACCTCGACGCCGCCGGCTATGATATTGCCGGTCTTCGGATCGACTGCGCCATCGGCGACGGTCGGTGGGTTGCGCAGCCGGTCAGCCTCGACCAACTGCCAAGCCGTCAACGTCACGCGGCCAGGCTGATCCTCGGGCATCACGCGCAACGCGAGCATATCGCCCGACGTTACTGTGCTGCGCTCGACGATCGCCTGCACGCCGTAACCGGTCGCCTGGCGCGAGGCATCGACGTCTTTCGACGCCATGTATACTTCGTAATCCGTCGCTATGCGCTGTTCCCACGCATCTTGCTCGTCCGGCGTCAGGCCCAGCGCGGCGCCGTTGATGGCGGGTATGGCCATTAACCCGGTGCCGATGGTGAAGGTCACCTTTCGGTTGATCGCCGCGGTAGCGATCGGCTGGTTCATTGCCGCATCGCGCTGCTCGGCGCGCAGCCGCTCCGAACCCGGGAGATTGTCCGCGTTGGCGGACCGCGCACGAGCGAACCAACCGCGCCGCTTGCCGCGGTCTGGCTGCGCCCCGCGATAACCGCCGGTGCCGCCGAAGATCGACGCGCTGGCAGCCATGCGGGTCCGTGCGTTTATGCGAGCCTCCGCTGCCGCCGGGCTCACCACGGCGACGGCGCGGTCGATCAGGTTGGGCTGCACGCGAAACTTCACGTCAGCGCATCCGGTACGAGCCACCGCGGACGCGGCCGACGGCACGCGCGGGGGGCGGGTTTGGATTCAGGCGATCGACATGCGCTTGCCAATAGACGAGGCCCTCACGGATCTCCTTCAGGTCGGCGCGCGTGAGCTTGCGATCGCCCATCTCGTACGACTGGCTTCCGAGTACCTTCGCCTCTGCGGCGAGATACTGCTCGAGACGCGCAACCGCGACCGCCAGGGTTATGCCCAACGCTGCCATGGGAATTCCTTCAGTGCGAGCGAACGGTGCGGACAGATCTGCGCGGCTTGGGGCGCGTCGGCCCAGTCGGCTTGGTCTGGACGATACGCGGGCCGGCTGGTGTGGGTGTCGGCGGCAGCGGAGTGGCATCCGGGTCGGCGGCGGGCTCTGCGACGCGCGAGGGGCCCTTGGGTTTCGGCGGACGAGCCCAGGCCGGTACATTGGTCAGATTCTGATCGAGCCCGATCATGCGCAGCATGACGACGAGCGCGTACACGAACAGATCCCAGCTCTCGTTCCTGACGCCCTCCGGCTTCTCCCATAGCCCCTCGGTTTTCTCCTCGGCGCGCAACTCGGCGATCGCCTTGGCGGGGAAGTCGGTCGGTATGTCCATATACGCCGGCCCCGGGGCCGGACGGCGCATACGATAGTCCGCGATGTCCTTCATGCGGTTGACGTTCGGGATCCAGAGTTCGCACTCGGGTAGGCCCTTGACCTGGCGCTTGGCGTCAACGGTTGGGGCCGGCAGCAAGCGCCCACCCGGCTTATTGCCGCCCTTAAGGAGCATGATGGCGGTTGCAGGCAAAGCAGCGCGGCGCGCCTTACGGCTACCGGTCACCATGTCCGACCACCACGCATAGGCGTTGTCGGTCGCGTCGTCGGTACCGCCTGTGTCGATGCCGGTGCAGAACACCTTCATGCGCAGCGAGGGGTCTCGCTGAAGCGGATAGGTGCGGCTCAGCACCTTCTCATACAGAACCGACCAGTGCTCGCGACGACGGAACGGCTCTAGCTTTGTGATGCCGTCCGAAAGCGTCAGGATATCGAAGCGATCGAGGATCCAGGTGCGGTTACCGACACCATGACCTACTGCCATAACCGAGAACCGATCGATGCCGAGATCGACGGTCATCGTGATGGCGACAACGCCGTCGGGTACGACGCCCATCTTGTAACCCGATGCTTCGGCGCGCTCGGTCAGCGCGTCCGCGGTCACCGGCGCGTCTCCGCTTGACCGGCTGACATAGTTGCGGCCCACCTTCGTCTGGAAGAAGGACTTGAGCGGACCCTCGTCCTGATGCTCTTCAAACCGCAGTTCGGCGGTACGATACTGCCGTGCGAGCGTGGACCAGGGCGCA